AAGAAGGTGAGAGCGTTCATGTAATTAATACTACAGGTGTTTTAGATTCTCACAACGATTTACACGTTAAAGGAATATGGACTAAATCAGTTAAGGAGCAGAAAGGAAAAGTTTTCTTTTTAGCAGACCATGATATGAGTATTAGTTCAGTAATTGCACATCCTAAAGATGTTAATATGTCTGTTAAGAACATGGAGTGGAAAGACTTAGGTTTTAAGTTTGAAGGAACTACAGACGCTTTAGTCTTTGGAGTTGAAGCGAAAAACATTAGACATAAAGAGGCTGCTTATATTATAGAGAACAAAGTTGATATTCAACATAGTGTTAGAATGTCTTATGTTAAAGTTGAATTAGCTATTAATAGTGATGATAAAGATTTTGCAGAAGAAAAAGCGGTATGGAATAAATACTTACCAGATGTAGTTAACAAAGAAGATGCGGAATCGCAAGGCTTTATGTGGATAGTTAAAGAAGCTAAGATAGAAAAAGAGGGTTCAATGGTTCTTTTAGGTTCTAATTCTGCTACACCTATGTTAAATTCTAAGAATGAAGAAAAAGCTGCAAACCTTTTAGAAAAGAAAAAAGAAGAAGAAAAAGCTTTAGAGATAGAAAAAAATAATAGTGTAAATAGAATCTATCGCTTTATTTAGTATCATTGTAAAGTGATTAGCCGTCTTTTAGATACTAATTTTATATAAATATCAAACTAATATAATAAAAAGATGAAGAAAAAAATGATGACGGTTAAGTCTTTCTTAGTGTTTAAAGAAATTAAACAAGAAGATTTTGACACAATGGAAGCTAATGAAGTAGCTAAAATTTACAGCGAACTACAGGAAAACAATGTAGAAGCATTCAAGGAATTGCAAGAAGCAGGAGCTGACAAAGAAGAATTAGCAAAAGCAGTTGAAGCAATGAATTTAGAGCAAAGCAATAAAATTGAAAAGATTTTAGAAGCTATGGCTAAAGGTGATGAAGCGCAAAAACAACAAGGATTGGCAATTGCTAAGTTGTTGAAAGGTGGTGGAGCTGCTGTTAAAACGGCTACTTTAAAATCTGTGGTTAAAGATAACTTTGAAGCGATTAAAGAATTAAGCCATAACTCTGGTGAGGTAGAAATTAAAACAGTATTTGCTTCTACTGATTTTACAGGTAATACAGATGGAACTAGAGACAATTCTATATCTGAATTAAATACTCAGTATTTAACTCTTAAGGATATTTACCCAACTGAAAACATTACAGGATCAAACAACTATGTTTATACTGATTGGGATGAGGGAACGGTTGTAAGAGCTGCAGCAATGGTTGCACAAGGTGCTGCTTTTCCAGAATCTACTGCTGCTTTTGTTGAAAGAAACATTACTACTCACAAAGTAGGTGATTCTATCCCAGTAAATGCAGAGGTTTGGGAAGATGAAGCAAGATTTGGAAACGAATTAGCGGACTTCTTAAGAACTAACATTGCTATTAAAGTTCAAGATGAATTATTAAACGGTGATAATACAGGAATTAGATTAAGAGGTTTAATTGTTTCTGGAACAACTTATGTGCCAGTAGCAGCAGCTTTAACAGATGTTAATACTTGGGATGTTATTAGAAATGTTGGTTTAGTTATGTCTAAATTAGGTAAGAAGTTTAGGGGTTCTCACGTTTTATTAAACGATGAAGAATTTTATAAAATGTCTTCTAAAAAAGATGGTCAAAACCAATATTTAACTGCACCTTTCGTTTCAGCAGATGGAACTAAGGTTGGTTCTATGAAAATTATTATTGATAACAGTATAGCAGATAACCAATTAATTGTATTAGATGACCGTTACGGTAAGATTTTACAAAAAGTTGGTATTCAAATTGCTAGAGGGTTAGTTAATAACCAATTCTTAACAGACCAAGAAACTTTGAAAGTTAGAGAAAGATTAAATCTTTTGATTAAAGAATCTAACAGACCAAGTGTACAAGTTTGTACTGACATAGCAGCGGCAAAAGTTGCAATAGCATTATAAATCAAATAAAAAGCCGCTTCATTGGATTGAGGCGGCTTTTTTTTAACCCATATATTATGAAAATCATTATATTTACAAAAGATTGGCAAGGCTACAAGAAAGGGGCTAAATTATCAGTTTCAGAAGTTAACGCAACTAATCTAATTGAAAAGTTCAAAGTAGCAGAATACGAAACAAAAAAGAAATCTAAAAAATAATAAATAGATGGCTATAATAGAGACAACAGATTTTACTGGTAGATATAAAATACCTTTGAATCCTAAACAGGATACAGAATTAACTGACATGATTACTTATGTGGAAAATAAGTATCTACCAACATTATTTGGAGTTGAATTATACGATTTATTTATTGCAGATTTAACAGTTGCAACACCTCAAATACCACAAACTGCAAGATTCACAAAAGTATTTGATCCTTTTAATTATCAGGAAAATTCTAGTTGTATTTACAGCTCTGAAGGAATAAGAGAGGTATTAAAAGGATTAACATACTTTCATTATCTTAGAGATATTGGAGTTGGTCCAAATACTACTGGATTTAATAAAGCAGATTCTGAAAACTCTACGGTAATTAGTGCATTAGCTGCAGGTGTTACTTCTCGATATAATCAAGGAATAGACACTTACAAAATAATTCAATTCTATATGTATTCAGCAGATTCTGCTACATATCCAGAATTTGATGGTATGGACCAAGAATATACACAGCCTTTTTAATGGAGAATTTAGTTGATATAACACAATCAATAATTGATAAAATTGATTTAGACATTAAAATATCTAGTGTAGTTGCAAATAGGGTTAATGTGTGTGGCTCTACTTTGTTTCTTACAATTGATAAGGTTGTTGTGATTGAGTCCCTTAATTATACTATTACAGACTTTATCCTTAACGAATGGATAGAAGTAATTCCAAAAGGACATACTACAGATGTTCCAGTAGATGCTACAATAGTAACTGCACCCGAAATAACACTACTTCAAGGAACACCAATATCTGTTAACAATGAATACAAACAGCTTAACCTAAGAACATCGGCAAAAACACCGTTTATTTGGTTGGTTGAGCCGTACAGTTTTAATGACCAGGCTATAGAATCTTCTATTGATGTAGAATTTAAAGCTAAATTATTGTTTTTAGATTGGGCTGATTCGGAAGAATGGTTAAACAAACAGCACAATGATAGGGTTATAAAGCCCATGAGCAACTTAAAAGATGCTTTTATTGATGTTATAAATGAAGATTACAACTTTAAGAGGCTAGAAAGTACAACGTCATTAACTCGTCCTAGATTTGGAGTTTACCAAACTAATAAAGGAGCTACTAAGCATATATTAGATGAGACTTTAAGCGGTGTTGAGTTCGACATGGATTTAAAAGTTTATGATATGGAGCAATGCAATTGTGATATTAACACAATTCCATTACCTACCTATGTTACAGTTCAGAACTCAAACTTAAGCTATAATGTAACAGTAACTAATGGCGGAACTTTGCCGCTTCCAAATATAGATTTTACGGATTCAACAGGTATAACTACAAATGTTCCAAGTATGGATGATTTGGTTTGTACACCTTCTAGTCCTAAGAGTGGAATAGCTTATGTTTTGCCTCAAAACTCACAAACAATATCTTATTCGCAATTTGATGCGGGATGGCATACGGCAAATACACCAACTCCAGCAAACCCAACAAACCCTTTGTATTACGCTACATTAGATTATACTGCTGGTAATGGATTAGATACACTGGTTGATGATAATTTATTTGGTGGTGGTAATAAGAATAGGTTTACTGACGAGTTAGGAACTCAGGTTTACGCTAACAATTATAGGATAGATCATTTACACAGGATAGGATGGTATGAAGTTGTTCAAACTGGCCTTGATTGGTATGGTCATATAATTAACGCTAATAATTTAGTTCATTTAGGCTTTAGTAATTACAGGCTGCCTAATATGGAAGAGGTAGGAAGTTCTTATAGTTTTGATAGTAGATTTATAGTAGGTGTTTCTACACATAACAGGTTCACAAGTAATACAAGATTAGGCTTTTCATCTATTGCAATTATGGGGAATTACTTAACTTATGCTAGTGGGGTTAATAAAACTGCTGCGTCAACAAATTCATACTATTGCAGATGGCACGTTTAAAATAAATAAAATTATGATAATAGAGATTGAAGAGGGGTTAAGTTTAAATAACCCAGCGATGGAAATAATTAATATTTCCT